TCCAGTCCTGGCGCTTGCGGCGCTCGTCCTCGTAGGCGCGGCGCGGGATGACCGGCTCGCCCTCCAGTGCTGACGGCGGGTCTGCGTCGTCCTCGGCGGGTTCTGGCGTCCCCTTGGGCGTTGGCTCCGGCTTCGGCTCTGGAGCCGCTGGCGGTGCCTCTGAGGGCACTGGCGCGGATGCTGGCGTGGGCGAGGTCGCGGGCGCGTTGTCGCCTGCCTCGGACGCGAGGAATGTCTCTAGTTCACTAGCCATGATGTCCTCGAATTGGATTAGTGTCGCGATGGCGCGGCTAGGCTGGTTACCGAAAGCCGGGAACCTCCACTCTCGGTTGCCGCGTCGCTTACCGTGCTGCTGTCTGCCCTGGTCGCGGTATTGGCGTGCGCGCCAGGCGATCGGTTTGCATCAGCGTATTCATCGTCTGGTGCGCGGTCTGCGGTATCTTCACCGCCGTCAGGGCCGTAGCGGCGTCCTTGTTGCGAATTTCCGCCTGCTTCTTCGCCAGGTCCACCATGTGGTGTGCGGCGGCCATCTGTGGCGTCATCTGCGTCGGATCGATCGGCGGCCCCTGCGGCACGGCTGCATTGTCAGGCGGCGCAGCGAACGGCTCACCGTAGGGCGGCGCGGCATACTGCGCATGCACCTCGTGGACACCGCGCACGCTGTTGATCTTGCGTTCCTGCGCGAGCGCCATGTCCGCCGCAGCCTTGGCCTGCTTGCCCTGGATGTCCGCCTGCGCGCCTGCGGTGGCGATCTGCTCGGCCTTCTGCTGCTTCTCCGCGCCAGCCTTCTGGTGCTCCTTCAGGCGCTCCAGCAGCATCTCCTTGTCGCGTAGACCAGACGCCGCGATGAGCACCTCGGGCGGTATCAACCCAGGCTGCATACCGGCCAACTGCACCAGTGTCTGGAATTGCTCATTCTGTATTGACGGAACGTCGATGCCCTCGGCAATGCTGATGTCCACGTCCAGCGACGTGATGTCGTTCTCGACCTCGATGACCTGATAGAGCCGAGGATCGCCGGGCACGAGCTGCATGCGCTGAGCGGTCATGGCGCGCTTTTCGTCGTCCATCTTCGCCAGCATATCGATCACGCGGACGGGCTGGTTGATGCCGACATACCGCACGTCGTTCAACTCGTCCGTGACCCGCACCCACTTGCCGCCGGTCCAGTATTCCCTGGCCGCCATCCACGCCATTTCATAGACGCGCCGGCTCCACATGCGCAGCGCATCGGCCAGCGGCTCGTTGGCGGCCTGCCCGCCGGCCTGCTGTGCCAGGATCGCGCGACCGGACAGCTCGCGTGGATCGGTGCCGCCCATCGCCGCGTTCGGCCCGGCAAGCTGCATCTCGGCGGTCGCATGCTGCAGCAACTGGAACTGCCCGGTCGCCAGTTCGGCGCCCGACTCGATCTCGAACTTGAGGCCCGGCATGATCTCGACGTAGCCGTCCGGCTTGGCCACCTCGCGACGCGCCTTGTCCACGTCCTGCACCGCGCCCTGTTCGGCGATCACCTGGCGCACGCTCAGCAGATGCAGCGCCTTGCTGCGGCGCTTGTTAATCTCATCCTGCAGCGAGATCAGCATACGGATCATGCCGTATCGGCCGTTCTCGCGGTTGATGTAGCTGGACTGCAGCAGCAACCCGCACGCACTGCGTCCGCGCCGGTCCTTCATCTTGCTTTTCTGCGGTGCAGCCAGCATGCCGTGTTTGGTGTACGTCGCCTGATACCAGACGCCACGCTCTAGCCAGTGGCATTGAACAAGGCGCACACGGCGGCGGTTGTTATCTGTCCAGAACGCGGTTTCCGGCCTGTCGTTGTAGTGGAAATCGACGGTGCTGAAGCTGTCCTCGATGACATCCAGCGCATCTGGATACATCTCCTCCAACTGGTCGCGATCGACCCAGATCACGATCCCCTTGTATCTGGCATCGGAGAAATCGAACGACCTGCTATGTGGGTCATACCAGACGCGGTCCCACGGAACGTGCGTGATGGTGACGTTGGCGCCACCGTTGCCGTCGTCCTCCAGTCCGATCTCAGCCCCGCCGGCTCCCTCCACCAGCATGTTCTCGTAGACGCTGCTGCGGATCATGCTGAAGTTGTTGTCGTCGGCGATGAACCGCAGCGCCTGTGTGGCGGCGTCAGCAAGGTCTTCTTCTTGTGGTGTGCGGGCATACGCCTTGGGATCGGTGCGCGCCTTGCGCTCGATGCCGCACAGTAGCTGGATCTTTTCGATGCATTTGTTGATAACGATCGCCGGCTGGCCTCGCTTCTTCAGTTCGGCTAGTTCCTCCTTGGTCCACTGGGCGCCGTCAACGTAGTCACGGTCGCGCTGCGCCAGGGTGATCTCGTCCTGCCGCGCCATCTCCGACTCTTCGAACCACCTGACCAGTTCGTCGTGCAGTTCATCGATGTCGCGCGGATACTCAGCCTCGGCCTCGATGGTGCGACCGTAGCGTTCTGGGTCGTCCTGCGGATTGGTAGGGCGATAGAGCGCGAGATCGCTCACCGGCGATACTCCTGCGCCTGCTGCTCATGCAGTCGCTGTGCATAGGTATCGGCAGCATCGGTGTTGTTGAACATGCCGAGGTGCTCGCCGGTCTGTTCGTAGTAGCGGATCGCTTCCTCGGGACTGACAGCGCCACGACCCTGGATGATCGTCGGGATGAGGATGGCGCGGCCGTTCTCATCGGTGATCGTCATGCTGCGGACGGTGCTGATGCTGCCGTCGCTGTTGGTCACGACCGGGCGCGCATGCACGTCGATATTGCCCGGCATCAGTTGCTGTGGTGCAGGCAACAGGGCGTTGCGCTGCTGCGCCTGGTAGGCACCCAGCATGTCTGGCCGCATCAGTGCGTTCAGTTCATTCTGCATGGCTATTCCGGGTTAAGTGCCACCGATCCGAACCGACGTGCTCGGTGGCCACACACGGGTTACACGTCGGGAGGAAACCGACGCCGGCTCGGGATGGAGGATGCGATGGACGACGATTGGAACCGCCGTTTCTTGGGTCCGGGCGACATGCCGGAGGCGGTGCGGCGGCTGATGCTGGCTGGCTGGCCCGAAGATGGCGCCAAGGAGGGCGCGCGAATGGTATGCTGCGGCATGGATGGCAGCGACAACCTGTGGATTATGTTAGGGGCACAGAACGTGTTGCAACCGCGAAGGCTGCTTGGGTAGCCGGCAGTCCGCTCCGCAGGCCGTTCGCCGGTAGCATGGCACCTGCGGAGTGGCCGCCGTCTGGCCTCACCGGGTGCGGTTCTTGGCCGTCAGATGATACGCTGGACCATGCCGAGGCTCACGCCGAACTCTCGGGCGATCTGAGCGTGGGTGCAGCCATCCGCGCGACGCTTGCGCATGGCCTCATCGAGCGCGGCACGGTGACGGATCGTGGCGACAGTGGAGCGGGTAATCCGCAGCAGGTCGGCGATTTGGTCGTCGCGGTAGTCGTGCCGCAGCATGAGCAACACGAGTGCCGTGCGCTCCTCTTTCCCGCGCGCCGCCAGTTACTTCGGCTCTGCATGCGGCGGCAACGGCATGCCAGGACGCAGCGACGGATCGACAGCGATGAACACCCAACCCGTCGCAGGGCAATACGCCAGCATCCAATAGGTCTTCGAAGGCAGGCTGTTGTCGATGCTACCCCCCTGCCCGCCTGGCAGCGTGTTGTCTGGCCGTTCACCGCCCGGCATAGGCCCGCCGCCTGGATGTCCTGGCGATGGCGGCAGCCCCTGGTCAGGGCGTGCGCCGCTTCCCGGCAAGCTGTTGTCCGGCCGGTTGGGACGCCCTGGCGACGGCCAGATAGTGCCCGGCTGGACCGGCAGGCTGTTGTCGGGACCGATGGGCACGATCGGGTTGCCGAGGCTCGGCGGCGGCCAGATGCCAGGGGGCGGCTCCGGTAGGCTGTTGTCGATGCCCGGCTGGCTGCCCGGCAGCGAGTTGTCCGGTCTGCCGCCGTCGCCACCCTCGACGATGTTCAGGAACCCACGAACGTAAGGCATGCAATGCTCCTTGGTTAAATGCGGCGACGGACGGCGGCGAGGCCCAGCACGCCAAGACCGAGCAGCGCCAGGCTGGCCGGCTCTGGCACGGCCACCGTCGATGCGCTCACGTTGCCCGCGAAGGACGCGGTATACGCACCAATGGTCGTGCCATTGATGTGCAGCCCAGGCGGTGTCGCAATGTCAGTGAAGCCGAGATTGAACGACGATGGAGCCGCCAACTGCGATGCACTGAGGACGTCACTGGTCAGCGACAGCAGATCAGGCGGGTTGTTGGCATTGACCACAAGGCCAGGACCACCAGCCCCACCGAAAGCAGCATCATCAAACACACCACTCAGGTAGTTGGTGCCAGAGCAGTTAGTCCCGCTGGTAAAGCAGAAGGTGCCGGCATAGTGCTGGATGATGGCACCACCTACGGCCACAGCAGCGTCAGTGCTGTTAGCGTCCAGGCTGAACTGGACATTGCCGATGGGACCACTCAGGAACGTGGTGACGGCAGTGACGGCGTCATCCACGACGATGTGCGTCGCGGTGCCATTATCCGTGGCCACGACTGTGTTGGTGGCAGATGTCTGACCGAAGGTGGCGATCAGGGCGGCGTTGGCGGTTGAGGATACGATTACGAAGCCGGCGATGACGGTGGCGGCAAGCAACAGTGTGCGCATGGCGGGATGTCCTCTGATGGTGGGGAATTGTCAGCGCCAGCCTGCATAGCTGGCAGCGAAGGTAACGTGTGTGGCCTATGAGGCCGACCGTTACGGCGGCGTTGGGCGGATTACCAGCAGATTTGCCCATGATGGGCTGGCGTCTGGCCTCGGCGGATTACGTGGACATTACGTAATTGGGCGTGGTATCACTCGGCAAT